TGCCGGTGATGCCTTTAGTACTGTATTAAATGATTTAAGAGAAAGGGCTATGGATTACCCTTCTAAGACTTTTGGATTTTGGGAGTATTCAGCGCCATTGGCTGCAAGGCAAGATATTAAGAACCGTAAGTTTTGGGCAATGGCTAACCCTGCTCTTGGTTATACGGTAACTGAGGAAGCAATTGAAGAATCAATAGCAACTAACTCCATTGAAGCAACTTTGACTGAAACTCTTTGTATGTGGATTGACTCGCAAGTCTCACCATGGACATTTGGCTCAATAGAAGCATGTTCTGTATCAGATTTAGTATTGCCAGTAGGTGCAATGACTGTAATGGCATTTGATGTTAGTCCAAGCAAAAGAACTGGCGCATTGGTCGCTGGTCAGATTGTTGATGGCAAAATTGCAATTGGAGTTATGGAAACCTTCAGTAGCGAAGTTGCCATTGATGAAGTCAAAATGGCTAGTTCTATTCATGATTGGGCAATGAAGTACCGACCAGTTCAAATTGCCTATGACAAATACGCAACTGCCTCTATTGCTCAAAAATTAGAACAATCAGGTCATAAAATGATAGATATTTCAGGACAAGCGTTTTATCAAGCGTGTGGCGAACTTGCAGACTCTTTATCTAACCTTAGGTTAATTCATAGTGGTCAACCTGAGTGGGTTAACTCAATGAATAACTGCGCTGCTAAAACTAACGACGCAGGGTGGAGAATCATCCGCAGAAAATCCGCCGGATGCGTCGCCGCCAGTATTTCAACTGCAATGGTTGTCCACATGTTGAGCAAACCTATCTCAATACCTAAGATTTTTGTCTAGTCATTATGATATACTTATCTAATGGGATTTTTCCGCGATTTAGTAGGATTACAGCCTAAACCTCAAATTACTGCGCAACTTGCGCCACCTGTCGTAACTGACCCTTTTACTTATTATTCTCAATTTACTCCGTTTCAATCTGTAAGCCGTGATGAAGCAATGTCAGTACCGGCAGTCATGCGTTGCCGTAACTTAATTGCAACAACAATTGGCGTAATGGAATTAGAAACATATTCAAAGGCAACTAAGGAAGAATTACCTAATTTACCTTGGGTAAATCAATTATCTAAATCAGCACCTAACTCAGTTATTGTTACCGCATTGGTTGACGCATTACTTTTCTACGGAACTGCGTATTTAGAAGTAACTGAAGTTTATCAAGACGATAATCGTCCTGCAAGATTTGATTTTGTAAATAATACTAGAGTTCAAGTTCAATTAAACAAATTAAACACTTTTGTCGATTTCTACACCGTAGATGGTCGTGAAAGACCAATGTCGGGAATTGGCTCGCTTGTCACTTTCCAATCACCTATTGACGGTATTCTTCATGCAGGTTCAAGAATTTTAAGAGCAGCAATTGATTTGGAAAAAGCGGCTGCTAATGCTGCTGCTGTTCCAACTCCAGCCGGTATATTAAAAAATAATGGCGCTGATCTTGGTGAGAAAGAAGTTGCAGGATTATTAGCCGCATGGCGTCGTAGTCGCGCTGAAAGATCAACTGCATATTTGACTTCTTCTTTAGAATTTCAACCAACTTCATTTTCACCTAAAGACATGACCTACAATGACAGTTTACAATACATGGCAACGCAAATAGCAAGACTTTGTAATGTACCTGCATATTACATAAGCGCAGACATGAACAATAGTATGACCTACTCCAATGTCCAAGACGAGAGGCGTCAATTTGTTGCGCTATCTTTGCAACCTTATATTTCTGCAGTGGAAAATCGTCTCAGCATGGATGATCTGTCGCCAATGACACAATTCATTGCGTTTGACATGGACTCCGGATTTTTAAGAGCAAACCCATTAGAAAGATTAGCAGTAATTGAAAAAATGCTAACTCTTAATTTAATAACCGTTGAACAAGCGAGAGAAATGGAAGAACTAAGCCCAAATGGAAATAATTAACTTTAGTGCAGATTTAGAGGCTTCAGAGTCTCGTCGTATCATCTCAGGTAAAATCGTGCCGTTTGAAAATGAAATTGGCAATACTTCAGTTGGTAAAGTTATATTTGAAAAAGGTTCAATCCAAATTGATGACCCTTCAAAAGTTAAGTTATTACTTGAGCATGACCCTAAATCTCCAATAGGTCGCATGAAGAAGGTTGAAGAAGATGACTCAGGCATTTATGCAGAGTTTAAAGTTTCTAATACAACTAGAGGAACTGACAGCCTTATTGAGGCAAGCGAAAGTTTAAGATCAGGATTAAGCGTTGGTGTTGAAGTACTTAAAGGAAAAAACACTAATGGCATATACAGAGTTAGTGCGGCAAAACTTATGGAAGTCAGCCTAGTACAGGCTGCCGCTTTCGAGAGTGCTGCCGTCACTTCAGTCGCTGCGTCAAGCGCAGAGGCAGAACCAACCGAAACCAAAACAGAAAATGAGGAAATTGTGGAAAACACAACACCTGATACACCTGTTGCAAGTGAGGTAGTAGAGACCCCTGCGGTTGAAGCCTCTCGCCCAACAGTAACAGCAGCAATTTACACAAAGCCACGCCTTGAGTTCACAAAGGAAAAATTCCTAGAGAACACACTTCGCGCACAATATCTAAATGATGATTCAGCCCGTCAATACATTGCAGCAGCAGCAGATACAACTGACAACGCAGGTTTAATTCCTACTCGTCAATTAACTGAGGTAATTAACCCTCTATCAAATGCTGACCGTCCTTTCATTGACAGCATTTCTTCAGCAGCACTTCCAGATGCAGGCATGACTTTTGAAATTCCTAAACTGACTCAAGTACCAACAGTTGCAGAGACAGCCCAAGGCGCAGCCCCATCTGATACTGACCAAAATGTTTCCTTCTTGACAGTAAATGTTAAGAAGTACGCTGGACAACAGACTTTCTCAGTAGAATTGTTAGATCGTTCTTCACCTGCGTTCTTCTCTGAATTAGTTCGTCAAATGGAGTTTGCTTACGCATCTGCAACAGACGCAGCAGTTGGCGCAACATTGTCAGCAGTTGCAACAGATGGCGGAAACCGCACAATGTCAGCAGCCAACATCCAAGACTTTATTGCTGATGCTGCAGTTTCTGTTTACTCAGGAACACTTGGCTTTGCTGAAAACATTGTTGTATCTCCAGAGCAATGGGGTGCATTGATGGGTCTAGTAGATGGCTCAAACAGAGCAGTATTCACTCAAACAATCAATCCTCAGAACGCTTCAGGAAATCTGACACCTACAAATATCCGTGGCAACATTGGCGGATTAAATCTTCGCGTTTCACGCTACCTTGGTGGAACTGGAGACGGTTCAATGATTATCGTGAACCCTCAATCATTTACATGGTATGAGTCAACTAAGTATCGCCTAGAGACCAACTTAATCTCAACAGGTCAAATTCAGGTTGCATACTACGGTTACGGCGCAATTGCCAATAAGGTAAACGCTGGTGCTTACAAGTGGATGGTTGCATAAACTTTCCTAAATAGGAACACCTGTAAAGGGGCGTTGGAAGCCTTCGCCCCTTTACTTTAAGAAAGGACATAATTTTGCCGGCTACCTATGTTACAAAAGCAGAACTTCGTACATTACTTGGAATTGGAAGTTTATATTCTGACTCAGTAGTTGAAGAAGTCTGTCAGGCTGCCGAAAACATTGTCAAAGGCTATCTATGGTTTAACGATTACAATATTGTTGCTCAAGAAACTACTTCCACAACTTCAGCGACAGTTTATACAGATATAGTACATAATGTTTTAGTAGGCCAAACAGTAGTAATAGAAAACTGCGGTGCAAAATATAACGGTTCTAAAACAATTACAGCAGTTACAGATTATTCAATGACTTACACAATAAATAACGGTACAGTAGAATTAAAGCATGTAGTAAGACCTTATGGCACGGCTTCAGCAACTACTCATATTGATTATGCAACAACACCCGAAATAAGAGAAGCAAGCGCAATGATCGCAGTCGATATTTGGCAAGCAAGGCAGGCAAGCAACGCAGGCGGAATTTCTCCAGACTTCCAACCAAGTCCTTATCGTATGGGAAATACTTTACTCGCAAGAGTCAGAGGTTTGATAGCAAATCATTTATCACCTAATGGCTTGGTTGGCTAATGACAGTTGCCGTTACAACTCTCAGGTCAACCCTTGCGACAGCGTTAGAGAACGCTGGGGTGTGGCAGGTCTTTGCCTTTCCACCTGCT